TCATGCTATAATACTGTTTGCATCCCGGCAAAATAGAATATGCGGGCATCGTACATCGGCTAGTATATCAGCCTTCCAAGCTGAGGAGGTGGGTTCGATTCCCATTGCCCGCTCCACCAAAAACCGCCTAGATTCGTCAGAATCCAGGCGGTTTTCTTGCTTCATTACCTCATTTCTTTTCCATACCATATAATAATGCCCCCTTCGAAAAAATTTTGAAGGAGGCATTATTAGACTATACAGCTCTCACCTCACTCTCTTTTTCATCCTTGCCATGAATGCATCCGCCTCGATGGCCTCAGGGGTGAAGCTGTTGTTCTTCCACCATGCGGCCAGTGCTGCACCGACGGTGAAGCCGGTGGAGATCATCTGTTCGAGCTGGGCGTTGTCGATGGGCAGCAAAGGCTTGCCCGCTGCGCTGAGCAGCTGATTTGTCAGGGCGAGGCCCAGCGCTGCGGTACGGGTCAGAGTACCGGCGGAGACGGTACGGTTGGTAATGATATGTGCGTTCATAGCTTAATTCCTTTCTCTTGTATGTTCGTTTGCTTCTAAATCGGCGATGCGGTGGTTTGCCACCTTCATCTGCTCTTCCAGCACGGGGACGCGCTGGGCGAAGTTGTTGTGCGCCCGCACCTCGCGGGTCAACTCCTCAAGCTTGGTGTCTGTGACTGCCTGACTGCGGCTGTTGGCGATGAGTACGCCGATGAGAGTCACGGCCCCGGTGATAAGCGCTGCGAGAACAGTCTCCATCGGTCTCACCCCTTCCATCTGGACTTATTCGTCCGGGTGTCGATATGTACCCAGCCGGTCATGCGCTTGGGATGCTTTGCATCCTTCGGGTACCGCCCGATGCCGCCGCGCCCGGGAAGCAGAGTCTCCGCATAGGCGGCGACTGTCGCTACCGGCACACCTTCGACATAGAAGTCCGCTGCCCGGCCCAGCAGGTGCTGGCTGCTCTTGCTACCGCCCACGGCGGCATTGTGTTCGGCGGTGCGGTAGCCGCTGGTGATATGTACCGGCTTACCGAAGTGCTCCCGGATGCACTGCAGCAGCACCACCAGCTCGTCGTCGATGAGGACGGCGTCGCTGCCCTTGCAGGCGAACTCGCGGACGCGGAAGCTGGGCGAGAGCTGCCGGGTGGAGTCGCGGGTCATGGAATATTCTCTGATTGCCAATTTCTTCATCCTTTCTTTTCGCTTTGTTGATTGACATTGTATTGCATATGTGCTACATTGTATTCAGAAGGAGCGTGATACTATGGCACAGACCACTGTCAGCATCCGTATGGATAATGATTTGAAAAACAATTTCGACCACATCTGCAATGAACTTGGGATGTCCATGTCCACTGCTGTCACCATGCTGGCCAAGAAGATGACCCGTGAACAGCGCCTACCTTTCGAGCTTTCGGTGGACCCGTTCTACTCTGAGCAGAACCAGGCTCGTCTGCGTAAGTCCATCGCGGAGATGGAAGCGACCGGCGGCACCATCCACGAGGTCGATTTGGATGATTAAGGCGTGGACAGAGGAAGCATAGGAAGATTTTGAATACTGGACAACGCAGGACCGCAAGGTACTCAAGCGCATCCTGCAGCTCCTGAAGGACATTGACCGAAACGGTTATGAAGGCATCGGCAAGCCCGAGCGCCTCAGCGGAGACTTGTCCAGCTATTGGAGCCGCCGTATCGACGATGCAAACCGTATCGTTTACCGAATTGATGGGAATGTAGTCAAAATCGTCCAGTGCGGTTCCCACTACAGAGATAAATAATTTCCATTTCCGGAGCAGCCACTCATTCGAGCGGCTGCTTTTTGTTTAGTACTTCTTCCCGCAGATCTCCTCGAAATCCGCCTTCGAGATAATGCCCTTGCGCACATACACCCGCAGCATCGCCTCAGAGATGCGGCCCTGCGTCCAGCGCTCGGTCAGTTTTTCCTTGTTGCTCATAACTTCGTTCTCCTTTCTCATTCCTCGGTGGTGTTGGTGGTATCATCCGGCAGACTCAGAGCTACCATGTCTTCCAGAGCGTCCGCAATGCGGGTCTGGTCGGAGACGCCGGCGTCTGCCATGGGCGGGTTATCCTCAAAGGCCTCGATGGCGGCCAGATAGTCCTCGTCGGTGACGCAGGCACTGAAATCGCAGCCCGCCTTGCGGTAACGCTCCACCTCGTCGTCAAAGACCAGCGCGACGCTGCCGTTGATGATGCCGCCGCCCACGATCATCTTGGTGTAGCGGCCCCACTGGTAACGGTCCAGCCACTGCTCAGCGGTGAGCTTCTCGCCCACCGGGGTGATGACATCGGATTTGTTGTCGTAAATTTTGTATCGTGCCATTTTGATTTCTCCTTTTCTTTTATGCGGTGTAGACTTCGACGGAATCGTAATTGGTGTCACCGGAATGTCCGCCTGCAAACAAAGCGTAGTCCCCGATGGTCGCAGCACCCATGTCATAGCCCGTCATGCTGGTGCCGATGCTGCTCCGGGTCAGAGATGCGTCGCAGAAATCTGCCACTCCACCTCCTGAAAAGATGGCGTAGTCTCCGACCGTCGTCGCAGCCAGACCCGTCCGCGCCGTGCTCAGGATGGCGGCAGACGTTTTGGTGAGGGAGGCATCGTAGATGTCTGCGGAGGCAGTGTTGCCCACAAATATTGCGTGGTTCCCGACAGTTGCAGCGGCGCTGTTGTTTTCCACGCTGCTCAGAGCGGTCGCGGTGGTGCGGGTGAGCGAAGCATTGTAGGCGTCCACTGTCGTACAAAAAGCAGTGGTCTGTCCGCCAGCGAACAGTGCGTAATTGCCTACACTTGCGCCTTTCACATTCGCTCGTGCAACACTCAACCAAGGTGCTGTCGTGAAGGTGAGTGAGGAATCGTACGCCAGCACATAGCTCGTCACGTTATCTTCAGTTATTTGCTCGTAGAACGTCCCACCTGCGAACAGCGCGTAGTTTCCGACGGCTGCACCTCCGATCGCGGCTGTGGCGCCTATTATGTGGGCGGCACTGCGGGTCAGAGAGGCATCGTATGCATCCACAGAGCTCACGATGTTGTCATAACCGAATATATTATATGACGATGCGCCGCCAGCAAACAGCGCATAGCCGCCGACAGATGCCGCCGCATGACCGCACCGTTTGCAGCTCAGCTCTGTCGGTGTGCTCTTCGTAAGGGAGGTATTGTAGGCATCCACGGAACTGCTGACGCTGTAGCCAAAAATGGACCTGCCATATCCACCCGCAAACAAAGCGTATTTGCCGACGGTCGCGGCCCGCATACCATCCCGTGCAGCACTCAGCGCCGCAGCCATTCCATACCTTTCCAGCTCCGCACTGTAGCACAGCCTCGCCTTGCCTCCGACACCGATGTACATCTTCTTGACCTTGCGGGCCTTACCGCTGATGCCGACGTAGGCTTTTTTCATCTTGCGGGCTTTGCTGCCAACGCCCACATAAACTGCTTTTGCCATTTTGAAGTTTCACCTCCTCAGACGTAAACTACAAGGAGTTTTCCGTTTGCAAGTGCGCTTCCCGCACCCGGGTCATTCGTCTGGCTGGCAAAGCTGTCGGCTTTTCCCTTCAGCTTGCCGTCCGTTTCGGTCTTCGTGTATACCATTTTGAATTTATCGCCCACCGCCTTCGCGTCCGCAGGCACATCCTCAGTGGTCAGTGTTTTGTCGGTAAGCAGGTTGAAAGTCCCGTCGCTTCCGACACTCATAGGGCCGTATGCCATGCTGTCATCTCCTTATGCATATACGATGAGCACCTTGTTGGTAGCAAGGCTGCTTCCTGCGCCCGGGTCGGTGGTCTGGGCGGTAAAAGTCAGGCCGTTGACCGAGTTGGCCGTGCCGCCCGCACTCGAAGACCCGGCATAGTTGTGGGTGTGGGAACTGTTGGCTTTGCCGTTGAGTTTGGTGTTCATCTCGCTCTCGGTGTAGTACCGGTCATCGTGGGTGTGGCTGGCGTTCGCCTTCCCATTCAGCTTGGCGTTCATCTCGCTCTCGGTGTAGTACCGGTCATCGTGGGTGTGGCTGGACGCCGCCTTGCCGTCCACAAGGCCTTTCAGCACCTTGCCCTGATTTGCGCTCAGACTCTGGTCGGTGGCCGTGCTGGTCAGGTTGTCCTGCACGCCGCGCCAGGTGTCGGTGTCCGTGAACTTTGCATCCGCAGGCACACTCTTGCCCAGCGTATAGGTCATAGGGACCGGCACACCATCCTTGAAGTATACGCCCTGCGTAGCAGAACCCGCGTTCTTGTTCAGTTTGTTGGCTGAGTTTGCCGCACCGCCCGCGCTGGACGAACCAGCGTAGTCATGCGTGTGACTGGCCGCTGCAAAGTCGCCCGCATTCTTTGCCGCAGCCGTGCCGAGGGCAGGAAAGTCTGTGATGTCCGACTTTGTGTGCTTATGCCCTGCGGTCGGCAGTCCCTGCAGCTTTTGGTCGATCTCCGCTTCCGTATAATACCGGTCGTCGTAGTTGAGACCGGCCGCAAAAGCCTGCATCGCCTCGTCCAGTCCGTCCACCAGTTCCGCCTTGGTCACCGGATAGATAAGGAACTTGTTGCCGTTTTTATCGACATAAGTCATCAGGCCCTTCGTTTCTGTAGTAGCCAAAAACTCACATCCTTTCCGAAACCTCTTTTATATCACTCGATGATCTGGAACCACATGTCCCCTGCCTTCAGGCCTGCGGGCTGGTCTGCCTGTGCGTAGATGACGGGGACAGAAATATTCACGCTCTTGTCGGCGGCGATGGCCTGTGCAGCGCCGTTTACCTTCACGCTCTCCATCTTGTTCACCTGCGCACCGTCAGCGATATTGGCCAGCTTCTGCTGCTCGGCAGTGGTGTAGTCGTTGGTGGACAGGCCCTTTCCGGTCTCCTTCTTGACATAGCCGGTCAGGTCCACCGTGGTGTCGTCCAGCTGCTCCATGGTGTAGCTGCCGCTGCTGCCCTTGATCTTGGCGTAGATGTCATAGTGCTTGGTGGTGGAGTTCATCACCAGATACAGGATGTTCTCCTGTGCAGCATCGACGGTGGGTACGGCACTGACCTTTTGATAGCTGGCGTGGCCGGTCTTGGAGATGGCAGTCTGGACCGCAGTGGCCACCTCAGTGTCGGTCTGATACTTCTTGTCGTTGGTCAGGTCGCTGGTCTTGGTAGGGACGGTGATGTTGACGCTCTTGTCGGCGCCGATGGCCTGTGCAGTGCCGTTCACCTTGATGCTCTCGATCTTGTTGACCTGTGCGCCTGCCGCGATGCCATTCAGCTTGGTCATCAGCTCGGTGGTAAAGTCATTGGCAGAAAGACCCTTACCGGCCTCCTTCTTCACGTAGCTGCCGAGGGCGTTGGTGATGTCCGCAGGGGTCGCCTTGCCATTCAGGGCGGTGATGATCTCCGTCAGCTTGTCCGCCAGCGTCTTCTCACTGCCGTTCTCGGTAATGACGACGTTCTCCACGCCGGTCTTCAGGAACAGGTCGGTCACGACGCCGTTGATGAGTGCTTTTGCGATTGCGTTCTTCACATTAGTAGCCATGTTTTGTTTCCTTTCTTTACGTTAAGGTTATAAAATCACGAATCCGTACTTTCCTTCCGGAGGCATCGGATTCATTTCGGCATTTTCGACGGAGTATATCGCGCCTTGGATGTCCACGGCCACAGGGTCGCTCCCGTTAGCATCCCCGATGTCCAGCATCATGGTCAGCGTCTCATCCTCCTGCTTTCTGTCCCAGTTGGTGTTGAGCCAGAGGATGGAGCGGGCGTCCGGCTCTTTCGCGCTGCACACGATGCCGGTCTTGTCCGCCAGAAAGCCGTTGTCCTCTGCCTTGGTGTAATACCGGTCGTCGTGGTCATGCCCACTGTCCGCCTTGGTCGAGAGCTTCTCATCGACCTGTGTTCCATTTTGAAATCCTGCATCGTTCTCGAGTTCGCCTGTCTTCGTCGGCACGCTGAAATTCACTGCCTTGTTTCCGTCCACAGCCAGCTGAATGCCGTTCACCAGGATCTTCTCGATGATGTTCGGCTGTCCTCCGGCTCTTTCGAGGCTCTGCACCCGTGCCGTCAGGGCGGCAAAATCAGTCACGACCTTTGTGCCAAAAGCTTCCAGCTGGCTGAGCTTTGCAAATATCACTTCACCTGCCATTCGTCACCCCTCCCCGAAGACACGAACCATCATGGCATCAAACTCGCTGTCGGTCGCAGCTCTCGTCGAGATGCTGCCGCCGCTGGTCACATTCATGCCGTCGCCTATTTTGACCAGACCCAGCTTGTCCCGGGTCGCAGGGGTGTTGACCGGCTCTTCCTTCTTGATGAGCGCCACGATGACATCGATGTTCGCCGTCGGCTTCCGCACGGCATAAAAGCGCACATAGCCGTCATAGGTCTCTATCATGCTGGCCAGCCCTGCCGGAGAAGCCGCCTCGAAGTTCTCGAGAGCGGTGGTCCCCAGCGGAGTCATGGTCGAAAGGCATCCCGGCACTTCCACATCGCAGTAATACTGGTTCGGCCCGATGGCAGACTCCATTTTGACCCAGTCGCGGACGGGCAGGGTCAGCTCGTAAGAAGTCGTCCCCACCCCAAAAATCGTCAGCACCAGCTCGATGTCCTTCGTCGGCACCCGGATGGCAAAAAGCCGGAGCGCGCCATTTCGCGTCTCGACTGCATTCGCCAGCCCTGCCGCCACCGCTGCCGCATAGCTTTCCAGCCCGGTCGAACAGAATGGCGAATGTCTCTCCGTCAGGTCGGGGACTGCGATGTCGCAATAGTATTGGTATGGCCCCTTGACAGGAGAAAGTTTCTTCCAGCTGTCCTTCAGGGCCGTCAGGTCATAGGTCTTGTAGTAGCCGCCACTATATTCCGATTTGGCTTCTGCAATGACGTCTTTCGCCTTGTCCGAATATCGCTTTGCCGAGTCCTCGCTGCTTTTGGCATTCGTCTCGCTCTTCTTTGCGGCTGCGGCGCTTGCAGCAGATTCGCTTGCGCTCTTTGCGGAAGCATCCGCACTTGCCTCGCTCCGGTTCGCACTGGCTTCCGACTGGCTGGCCGATGCTTTCGATTCTGCCGCGCTCTGCTTCGACTCTGCGGCGCTTTTCGCCGAGGCGTCTGCACTGTTCTTCGAATCTGAGGCCAGTTCTTTCATCCGCTCGATACCCAGCCGCACCATCTCGATAACGGCTTCCATTGAGCGCGCGATGTATTCGCGTACCTGTACGCCATAAACGGCCTTTCGCACACCGTGTACCGACGATGTCAGCAGGGCAACGACTTCGCTGTATGTCATATTTCACCACCTCGTTTTTATTTTGAATTTTCAGCTCGACGAATCGTCCTCGTTCACATGACCTATCAGTCCGAACAGCGCGTTCTTCACGTTGTTTATCGCACTCGTGATGGCGTCCACCCGCTTCGAGAGCTTCTTGCTCGTCAGTCCAAAGGTGAACTGCTTGTTGTCCGGGCTGTCCAGCGGGAGTTTCAGCTTGGTGCATATCATCCAGCGGTCCATCTCGTGGGGCTGTGAGAGGATGTGCGTCCGCAGCAAAAAGCCCAGCTTGCCCACGTTCTCACCCGTGTCCCTTCTGTCAAAGGCTTTGACGGTCAATGTCGGCTCGATGACCTGCTTGTAGTCGTCCAGCTGTTCCTGTGCCACTTTTTTAAGCGAGTCTGCGGTCGATTTCTTGCCGTCCACGTAAATATGCCGGGAGCATAGCCCGTAAGCCGCAATGGACAGCGTGTTCTGTGCGGTAGCCGTGATGGTCTCGTAAGAGGTGCGCGAGAATATCCACCAGCCTTTTTTCACGGTCGAGATACCGTGGGCCGTCACGCTGTTCACGAGTTCCGAGGTGCGCTTTTCTTCCAGCGTCAAATCGAGCATGTTCACACCGTACTCGATGGTCTGGTCGGTCGTGGGCATGTCCTCATCGGTCATGTAGTCGTAGTAAAAAAAGTAGTCCTCCGTGCCCGGGTCGTTGGCGAGCCGCAGCCGGAGGTATCCGTCTTTTCCTTTCTCGTGTTCCAGCAGGTATGTCGTCAGGATGGTCCAGAAACTCACAAACTGGTCGCCCGAGTCCGTGGTGTCGATGCTCTGGCTCTTCACGGTCACGTTCCCGCGCTCCATGCAGTTCACAGGGCTGTTCCCTTTGTCTGCTTGGTTCGGCTTCAGCGCAATGGCAAGGATGCTGTGGTTCGCACCGTCCGTCGTCTGGTACGTTCCGCCCGTGAGCCTTGTCTGCATCTGACTCAGCTCGTTCATGATGCCGTCAGCCGTGATGGTCTTGCTCAAATCGAACTCCCGGTTCGTCTCGGTCACACGCCCAAAGAAGATGCACTCCCCGTCCTCTTCCACCATCATCCACGTCTCTCCGACTTTGATCTCGTCGTAGTACGGATTCTTTACAGTGCCAAAGCGCGTTTCTGCCTTGTAGGGTACTTCACAGGTAAAAGTGCCGGGCTCTTTGTTTTCCAGATCCACCACCGGGTCTGTGAGGATGCCTTCCGTCTCTTCTCCCTCGACCGCATCGCCGTAGGAGTCGTAGACGAGGGTCTTCTTTTTCCACCGGAACCGTGCCTGTGTGCTCGACTTAAACACCACATCCACCGTTCCAGCATATACTTTGTATCTCATAAAAACGCCTGCCTGCACTCTACGTTCACCGTGACGTCCTCGTCTGCCTTTATCACAACGGTCCGCCCGATGTTCTCAAGGTCAGAGGCTATCACGCCGATATTCGTTCTCTCGCCCGGCGTCAGCACAGCGCCGTCGCCTGCATAAAAGCTCATAGTTCCGCCAAAGCAGGCCCTCTTTCCGGTCCCGGAGCTGAGTTCGCCGCCTCGTGCTACCGAGATGTAGCTGCTGTTGTTTTTCAGCGTCTCGCTGTCGGCGATGCTCGTCCCAAAGAATTCCAGTCCGCTTGTCTTGCTCGCTACCACAAGCTCGTAGTCCGTATTCGGCTCAAGCTCTGCGCTCAGTGTCCCGCCCAGCGTGATGGTCTTGCCGTAGTAGTCCTCGATGCCGTTCGTCCACACCAGCGAGGCCAGCAACACCGAGCTTCCTTTTTTTCGTACCGAGAGGCTCACCTGCTTCTCGCCCTTGTCCCACCAGAGGCCCGCAAAAGTGTTGCGGGGGTTCTTGAAATAGACTGGCGTTTCCACTGTCCGCAGCGAGAGCTTGTACGAAAGCACCTTAAAGGGGTATACCAGCTCCGTCTGACTCAGCCCATCGGTGCAGTCCACCTTTGTGCCGTACTTTTCGCTCACAAGGGTGAAATTCGTTCCATTTTGATTTTCGAGGCTCGCTGTTGCCTTTCCGTTCGAGGTCACGTAAACGCCCGTGGGCTTGTCTGAGTCCACCAGCGGGAAGGTCTCTTCTTTTCCTGCGGCGATGGCCACGCCCTTCATCTGCCTTGTCGCAAGGTCTGTCTCAAAACAGAAGGAGTCCCACAGCCAGTCACCGTTCGGCTCCGCCACAAGGTATTTGTAGGGGTAAAACTGGTATCGCAGGGTTATTTTCGCATGGTCGTACTGGTAGGTGGGCTTTCCGCTTACCCACACTCTACCCACGTAGTAAAACTGCGGGTCATCGTCCAGTATTATCTTTGTCCGGAACGGCTGCTTCATCTTGGCTATCAGTTTCTGCTGTATCTCGAGGTAGGCCATATTGCCCACCGGGCCGTAGAAGTTCTTTTCTTCCTGATACCGCTCCGTGTCCAGCCAGAACTGCCAGCTTCCTTCCCGCGAGCCGAACACCGGGTATCCGGTCAGCCCGTGTGAAAGGTCTGCTTCGCCGTTCATTCCCTCAATGTCGAGGGTCTTCGTTTTCTCTATCGGCGGCTGTACGACCGGCCGACAAATAGGGATCAGATAGAGGTCCCGCCAAGTATGTAATCCGTCAATGGTCACTCCGTGCAGTATCGTCTCCATCTGGTCCCCTTTTCTCGGTCGCTCATGGCGGAGCCAGACTGTAGGCTATCGTCGCCTTTATCTGTCCGCTCTCGTCCGTTGTGTAGCCGCTCACCCAGCAGCGCCCCTTGTATGTTTTTATGCTCCCTTTTCCGTCCGGTACGTCCACCAGCACCCGCTTTCCCTGCAAAAAATGCAGCAGCGTGTGGTAGGTGCTCGTCCATGTCCGCTCCGTCACGGCATAGCCGCGGTCTTCCCGGTTGATGGGCGGGTCGATATAGCAGTCCCAGCAGGAGTGGGCTTTCTCATCAAGCACATAGTAAAACTCCCAGCTTCCCTCGGCGTTCTTGAACACACGGTCTTTCAGCGGAGAGTATTCGATCAGCTGATACCAAATATCAATCCGGCGCATATCCTCTTTCGGATGCATCAGCGTGAAAAGTCCACCGGCACCGTTGGGCTGATATTCCCGAGCATTGAATCGGTCCAGCACACTCTGCGCCCTCTCCTCGTCGAAGCGGGTGTCATCCATTGCCACAAGCCCAAGGCTCACGACCATATTCCAGAACCACTGGCCCACCCGGTTTCCGGACGCAGCATCTTCCAGAATATGCTCCTCGATGCGGATGGACAGTGCCACCATCATCTCAAGCATGCTGCACGGAATACCGGTGAAAGCGTCCTGAACGTCCTGATACACGATATTTTGCGTCTGAGCAAACCGGTATCGCAGGTCAAGGCCGTCTTCTGCGCGAGCCCCATCCAGCTCACAAGACGGGGTAAAGTTCTGGTTGTATAAGAAAGTGAGCAGTCTGTGGAACGAAAGCCCCCTCGGCTCCCAGTCTCCACAGACCCGCTCATAAAGCCAGTCAAAATATCGACCGGCAAGGTCTGTGTATATCATTCGTCCTCCTCATCCGGGTGCAGGTCACAGAAGCTCTGGTTCACCTGCAGGATCTCATAATCCTTGTGATAGTTGTGGTTTCGGACATGGATGGTGTTCGGCATGAACTCGCCGAAGTGCTTCAAGGCCTCATCGCCGATGGCTCTGGAAATATCATCCTCATCCATCGGCTCGTCTTCGCCGTCGAATACCAGCTTGCCATCCGCGTAGAAGCTAAGAAAGCTGGTCTCATAATTCTCATCTGCGCCAAACTCATCCGGCTCGATGATCTCGATGGCATGCTCCGGCTTCCGAATATCTTCCGGGTCGCTCTCGGTGCGGTAAGGCCCCATCGCCAGCTCAAAGCCCTTCTGGTTTGCCTTTTTCTCGACCTCTTCGTCGAGATTGGCTTCCCGCTTTTCCCAGTGTGCCTTCAAGTCCTGCACCTCCTTCCTGTATTTTTCGTCGTAAGCACGCCGCATCATAGTGTGCATAAAGTAAGCTCCGGCTGCAAAGCCAGCGCCAAAGAGCAAAATATCACGCATTGCGTTCTTCATCGGGGTCTCCTTTTACGGTCATCAGGGTGAATGCCAGCCCGCCAAAGAAAAGGGAGACGCTCATCAGAACGCCTCCCACAACATGGCGCTTGCGCTGGGTGTCGGTCAGATAGTCCAGAAACAGGAACACGTTTTCCAAACTGTCCATAGCAAATATCCTTTCACTCAGCAAGAACAGCCAGACCGGAAGCAAAGCACACCCCGGCCATGACTGCGAATACATAAGAGAGTCTCTTTGCGATCCTTGCCATAACTATCCCTCCAAAATATCAGTCTCAGATCTTGTCGATGATGGGTCCGTCGCAGTTGAAGTGGAGTATCACAGAACGCTCGTCGCCGTTGATAAAGTCATTCAGAGCTTCATTGCCCGGAACATAGCAGTGCGTGCCGAGGCTAACACAGTTCTGTTTCGTCTCGTCCTTCGGGTCATAGATCCAGCCTGCGACCTGACCGACCGCCGTCCGGTGGCAGCCCTTGCCGTAGGGGTCCAGCATGTCGATGACTTCGTTCAGAAACAGATGCCCGTTCGTTCTGAGTTTGCGGTTCGCCGCGCTCTCTACATTCCGGATGGTCATGGCGTTCAGCATGGAGTCCTTCTCCCAGAGGCTGCAGCTCTCGTCAAAAATCATGGAGTACGGGTCATTGGCTTCCCGCGCAACATCTGCGTACTCCCGGATGATCTCCTCGGTGCCGTCCTCGTTCTTAGCCGTGGACTCCACTTCCACAGCCTTGATGTTGTGCTCCAGCTCGTGCTGCACACGGTCGCCGAAGCGCTCCGTAACACGGCCTTTGTACTCGTTGAAGGCCTTGTCGATGGCGATGTAGGCCGCAGTCAGGCTTGCATTGCGCCTAGACATGATATGATGGCTGCCGAACATGCAGGCCAGCGAGAGGCTGCCCAGCGTCACCGCAGGGGCATAGATCTTTGCCAGCCATACGGCGGTGTGGACATAAGTGGCAGTAATATCTTTTTTCATATCATCTGCCGTGTAGGTCTCGCCATCTTTCAGCTGCATTTCGCCGCTGTCCACCTGTGCTTTGGTGGCGTGAATGGTCTCGACCTGAGCGTTGTGCTCTGCGATGATCTCTTCCGCCTTGAGCGTTGCCTTGCAGGCCAGAACAGCCGCCGTCACGCCGCCGATGGCCGCACCCACGATCATAATGGTGGGGCCGGCTTTCTTGAGCTTGAACTTGCCCTTTGCCAGCATCTGGGTAGCCTTGAGCATCATTTCTTCTTTTTTCATAAAATATCAGTCCTTTCTGTTAAGTAAGAGGCACCGGTTTCGGGAACTCGATGCTGTACCCGCCGGGGACGTTCTTGATGTATGCACTGGTCAAGTCCTTCCAGCCATACTTGTTATCGGTAAAATTGCAGGTCATGCCCGCAAGGTCGTAGAGGTCGCCAATGGACACCTGTCCGTATTCCCGGATGGCCTCCCACATCTGGTCGAGGATCTCTTCCATGTCCGCCCGGGAGTCTGAAATCAGGTTCTGCCAGTTCGGGATAACGCGCTGGTTCGCCGGCTGACTCCGGTTGGGGTTGGCGTAATAGCGGTCATAGCTGTTGCTGGAGCCGCGCACATAGTTCGAACTCTGCGAGCGGGATTTGTCCTCGCCAAATATCATGAGGCTCAGTGCCGAGCTGAAAATGCTCCAGATGCCGTTCTTGAGCATCGGGATGGCATAGTCGTTGATAATGCGCTCCTTCACGGTGGCAAGGTCTTCTGCGAGAAACGCGCTTGCCACCTTCTGAATATCAGTCTGCTGGCGTACCGTGACTTTGCCGGTCGTCACCTTTTCCAGCTTTTTCTTCGGCTGCTGACCGGGGGTCTTGTTCAGGCTGCTCGTGGGCATATCGATTTTTGCCATGTTGTCGTCCTTTCAAAATAAAAAGTAAGAGCTGCAGATTTCTCTACAGCTCTCGCTTTATCTGACATTAGTTCTCCTCTTCACAAGTTTCCTCGTCAGAAGTCACATCCTTCGACTCCACGTCGATGACCTCGTCCTTTTTCGCCTTCTTGCTGGCCATCTTCTCCTTGATGTGCTTGAAACCCTTCTTTGCAGCAGGGATACCATATTTCACACCAGCGCCGATGAGCAGCGCAGCACCAACACCGATCTTGACGATCTTGCCAAGATCGAGGTTTGCATTGCTCTCACAGCCGCAGTCCGAAGTATAGCCCTCCGCCTCAGCAGGGACCAAGTTCTCAACAGGAGCGTTCTCCATCATAGAAGTCTCGTTCTCCATAGTCACATTGTTCATTTCGTCCATTTTTGTTACCTCTTTCTTATAAATAAGTTTATAATGTCGGAGTATTACCTCCATAAGACACACTGATTTTTTCGCGCCGGGGGTCTGAAAATATCAATACCCCAGCCATTTCGGAGGCGTGTTGTAATCCAGTACCAGACAAGGCATCCCCTCTTCGTCCACACGAGAACCGTAGAACGTATCCACCATCATGCAACTCTGGGTGTCCCAGCCCAGCAGGTCACCGTTCTTGCAGTGCTCCATGCCGAGGTAGTCGTACAGGTCGTTCTCCGTAACGCTCAAATCGCTGAGAAGCTGCTTGTTCAGGCCGTTCAGCGCCTTCTCAATGGCGTTCCGCGTCGTCCAGAAGTATTTCCCGGACAGGCTCTCCCAGCATTTCACCTTCTTGTCATAGGACACATCATCTGGTGCGAGGTTCTTTGCAGTCGGGATCTCATCCGGTTCCGGACACTTTGCCATCTTTTCCAGCGTGACCGCCTCTTTGATCTCCTGTGCTTTGTCCTCGCCGATGGTCGCAGCCACCTTGTCCTGATAGCTCCGCAGAGCCGTCTCCGACATGGTGTAAGCCGCTGCTAGCGCAGCATTTCTCCGGTCATTGACGCTGCTTGCTCCGATGATGCACCCAGTCGAGACTGCCATAGAGATAGCAGTAGGAATGTACACCGGTGCCGCCGTCTTCACGATGGTCTTGGCATCCAGTTTCTCGACGCCCAGCTCTTTCTTCTTCTCGTCCAGCAGGATCATCGCCTTGGGCGTTGCGGTGATTGCAAAGCCGACTGCAGTAAATGCACCCGCAATGCCGAAGCCCAGCAAAATCTTCGAACCGTTCCGGCTGAGTGTCCTCTTCACCGTTTTGGTCAGTGTTTTCCAGTTCATGTTCATGCCTCCAAAAATATCAATGGATTTATAAAAGAAAGAGCCGCAGATTTCTCTACAGCTCTCGCCTTTTCAGATGTGTCCATTCTGTTTCAAGTTTTGAAACCGAATCCTGCTTCCACGCTGACTTGTCAGCTCTCCGGAGATGGTGTCATAGATGTATTCGTATGTCCGGATCGGCAGGGTCAGCACATACCGCATCGTGCCATCCAGCACGTGCAGCAGTCTCCTGCCGAAGTCCTTCCATAACTTCATCATAGCATCATCCACCTGAGCGTAATAGTTGCGATTATACATAATTCAAATCTCCTTTATCTGTTCAGTTTGGATCTTCTTCCATAAAGCAGACTGAATTTTTTCGCGTCAGCCTCGTGCTGTTCTTTTCGGCCAGCTGACGCTGCACTTCTTCCTGCACCATGCCGCGCAGTTCGTCCTCGCTCTTCTGGTCCTCGATCAGGTCATGCCCGAAGCCCAGCAGTGCGCTTCCTGCCAGCAGTGCGATGCTTGCCACTCTCCACCAGTTGATTTTATGCATGATAGGTATCCTCCGTATAATCGAGATAGTTTTCTACAGGGTCAAGCGCCGGTGCCAGATAATAGCACTCCAACCCGTCGTCGGTCATCTGCTTGTCGTACTCAAAATCCATCCAGTAGGCATCCCAGTCATATACCAACTGGTCAAGACACCACCCCATCTGGTCGCCTTCGGGTGTTATGGTCAGTTCGTCGGCGCAGAGATAATTACACCACTCGTTTACCGAGATGCAGCCGTTCGTGGCCAGCTCCCGGTTAAAGTAATAAGACGCCTCGATGACCCGTGACATTGTGGCATGAAAATATCTTTTTGAGGCGGGCTCATAGAACAGCCGGATAACATCGCCATCCTTGTCTCGCTGGACATCTTCAGCTTTCGTTTCTTTTGCTGCCTCCATCCGCAGCTTTTCCTCTTCCTCCACACCGATGCGCTCTGCCACCTGCCTGCGGTACTCCTGGTAGCTCTTGCCCAGCGCCACATAGGCCGCGCTCAGGCTTGCGATTTCTTTCCGGCTCAGCATGTTCGAGCCGATAATGCACCCGATCGTGCCTGCGCCTAACACCGCCGCCGGAATATAAAAATGCCAGCAGTCCTTGACCTTTTCTTTCATGCCGTACTCGGGCACATCCTTGTTCAGCTCCACCAGCTTTTCGGCTTTGATTGTCGCCTTGCCCGTTTCAATGGCCGTCGCCACAACACCTACGGATGCCGCCACCGCCAGAATAGTCCCGCCGTGCTTTCGCAGGAATTTCGCGCACGTTTTTGTCAGTTTCATTGTTCAACCTCCATTTTGAAAAATAAAAGAGCCTATGATTTCTCGTAAGCCCTTCTTTGATTAGTACTCGCTCTCTTTCATATGTTCAATAATTGCCTTTTGTGCAAAATTAAAGACCTTCTGATTGCGCTTGCAATACTTTTTGTAAAACACGTCATTAAGTGCATCTGCTGCCTGAGCATTTTCGGATTCTACCAAATCCCCCATGCGCATGCATAACACAGAGTACCTATTGTATCCACCGCATAACGAATTGCAATACAGCCAATCATCGCCATAACCAGTTTCTTCATAATTATTAAACCTCCAAAATATAATTCTGAGACTAACCATCTCATAAAGCACACTGAAAATTTCGCGTCACAGCACTCCGGCATTCTTCAAAATATCATTGAGCTGAGCCTTTGTCACATCAGCGTCCAGCTCCAGATGCAGATGTACTTTCTGCTCCTTGTTAAGCCAGTTTGCCTGAATGTCCTTCAGCTCCACTTCAACCCCCGGCATCTGCTTTTTTAGCGCCTTGTTGATGATCTGCGAGATGATGCGGCGCATAAAGCTCGAGCGGATGATCATAATGTCCTCCATTGTTCAACCTCCATTTTGAAAAAAAGATAAGAGGGCGTGTATCTATCAGATATTATCCTCCAGATTGCTCTCTTGCATCTTCTTCAACATTTCCTTTTCAGCCTTGTAGTTCGTCCACTTCTCGTAAGCAACACATGCTCCGATGACTGCTGCATACAGTCCCAGAAACGTGCCGCTCCACTTAAAGCTGTCGCCCCAAGTAATCGGTTTGTTCATAAAGTTCTTAATAGCTTTCATCATAGGTTTTTCTCCTTTCAATGTAAGCCCTCTTACCTCCATAAAGCAGGCTGATTTTTTCGCGCCGGACAAAAAAGAAAGAGCCTATGTTTCCATAAGCTCTTCCCGAGATAAAGCCGATGTTACGTCGTTTGCCGGTCTATCGTAAAAATATCAGTCTTTCGACGGCCGGAAAATCTGTACGAACAGCCACATCACGAGTGCAACAGCGCACCCGATCAGGAATGTCGTAATGATCTGCCCGACCGAAATCGTATAGTTCCAAATTTTATTAAAAATAGATTCGTTCATAATACGTTCTCCTTTATTTCGGGCTTTATCCCATAATACAAGGAGATTTTTTCGCGTCTTGAGCAAAAGAAAAAGAGCCTGCGATCTCTCGTAAGCTCTCCTCGAAAATATCAATGATTTATGCAGTTTTCTTTACTATGACACTGTTTTCGTATAGCTCATGAGGGGCTATATCCTGGCCTTCAGGCCATTCGATGCCTATACCTCCTGGCAGCATCTGAACTGTTCTGAAATAGTTTTCATCCTTCAGCTGCCCATACCATGAGCCGGTTGCGTACGGTGTCACATCGAACAGCTTCACTTCTCCAGTCTCATAATAGAGGCGAAGCTTCAGTGAATCAATGGGCTCAACTTTAATAAGCTTCGGCTGCAACATAAAAGTCACTCCTTACTTCAGAGGATCAATGCGGAAGAACTGTTCGCCGTTGGACAAGAGCTTCCAGTTTGCCGCCAAATCATCCTTGTGGATCTCCATCCATGCATCCAGAAGCTTCATCTGGCTCTTAGGAAATTTTCCTTCCAGAATCGTTCCGTCCAGAGCAACTACGATTTCCTGTCCGGAATATTCTGCGTGAATGTGAGGCGTATTATGCTTCCCGCCTATTTCGCGGTACATCCGAACAATAATGCCGTAAAACATACATAATACAGGCATTTTTAAGCACCTCCAGTCAATTCTTCTATTTATATTATATCAAAGTCCAGTGAAAAAATAAAGGCCCTCAAATCGGTACATGGTCAAAGCTGGTCTCCCACCGCTCTTTCTTGAGCGGTTTCATCCGCAGCGCCCACATGAGCTGTCGGACAGTGACCGTCGGAAAGTACCCGTGCGAGTCCTTCTTCTTTGCGTGAGCATCAAAATACTCCTTGAATCCGATGCGCAGATAAATTTTGTCGGTCAGCCACGGGTCGATAGGCCCCCAGTAGGTCGCTTTGGTTTCCTCGTTGTAGCGCTGTTGGATGACGCATAGTCCCTTGTCCCGTTCCATGTAAAGGGTCGAAACACGGTAGACCGGATGGTCGCAGCGGTATACCTTGCCGTAGTAGTTCGTCCAGTTGTCGGGCGGTTCTTCATGGTATCTCATAAAAATAAAAGAGAGCCCGAAGCTTTCGCTCAGACTCTCCAGTCCTCCTTACTTTCTAAATATATTCTGCATCAAAATTCTGGAACCCTCCTTGAATGTCGGAGACAGCGGAATGTGTCCTTCTTCCTCGTTGAACCATCCGTTCACCTGGTTCCATACGAATAAGCCGCCCATGATGAGCGTTCCGGCAATGCCGCCCACGGTCTTCAGAATTTCGATCCTGCGGTCAGAGTCAGCCTTCTGCACGTCGGCTTCCGCCTGATGCCACTTCAGCTGCAGTTCGTCTTCCTTCGCAGTTTTGCTGTTCTCTTCCGCAGTCTCGTTCATCTGCATCTCGTGGAGCTTTGCCAGGCTGTTCACCGCAGCGGCATACTCCTCAGAACCGGGCTTCATCGTTTTCAGCGATTCCATCCCACTTTCCAAAGTCTCGTTCAATAATGTTTTGTTTTCCATTTGATCTTCTCCTTTATCAGTAAATTCGGAGTTTCCTCCGTTAAACGGACTGTTTTTCTCGCGTCTCCAGCGGTTTCACTTTCAGCACCACATATTCGGAGCTTTCCAGATATTCTATGGATGTCGTCAGGTCGAGAAAAATATAAGGCTGTTCGTTCTCGTCTCCGGGGGCGATCATCAAGTTCCCGACCGCGTTCCTGCCATGTACACACTTCCACCCGACCGAAACACCGAACAGAAAGCCAAGCACGATAAATATCAATGCAAGCAGGTAAACCAGATACACCATTTTGAATTTCTCCTTTGTAATATTCTACACCGCCTTTTGGGCGAGTGCGTGATGAAAAAAAAATAAAGAGCTGTAGATTTCTCCACAGCCCTTGTCGGCTCAGATGTCGTTGCGAATCAGAAATAATTCTCCTCTGTTGCAAGCAGCTCGTACCAGACCACTGGCCCGGATCAGGTTTATCGCGTTCGTGTAAGATGCCTGTGCTGTCGAGGCATTCGCATACTCGCCTGTACCAATGTACATAACTTTCTGGTTGCTCTCGATAAACACACGTATCTTATCCATCGCGTTCACATAACCGCGGTCGTAAGTAGCCTTTACTCTCTTGTAATGTTTCATCGTAAAAATCTCCTTTCGTTCTTCGGAAGCCATCTTCTTCCATAAAAGAAGCGGAGTTTTTCACGTCTAACTTAGAATAGAAAAAAGAAAGAGTCCGAGTTTCCTCAGACTCCGTCTCCGGTCGAATGTTTTATCGTACGCCCATGTAGTAATCAGTAATGAGCTCGAGTTCGTTGCGTTCCACCTCAGGGTAAGAGACGCTCATCGTCTCGTTAAAGCCCTTCTCGATAGAATTCATCATTTCCTCGAAACCCTTAATAATATACTTAAACATAGCAGTTACCTCCTATTATTAACATTTTCTTCCATAAAGGAGGCTGATTTTTTCGCGCCCATGCAAAAAGAAAAGAATGGGATTTGGACCCATGACCTCCGCAGTTAAGCGGCGCTCTCCCATGCTGAGCTATCTTCTCCATAATATGCCATGAATTTTTCGCGTCTGCGTAAAAAGAAAGAGCCGCTGATTTCTCAGCAGCTCTCACTCTTTAGTGTCTTCTCTTTGTTCTCTGTCTCACCTCTTCCGTTTTTGCGCCAATGAGGCCGATCGCCTTCACCAGCAGTACAATGATCAGAATTGCAATAATCAGACTAAACATAAGTATCTACCACCTTTCATAAAGGCGGCTGAAATTTTCGCGTCCGGATAAAAAAAATAAAGAGCCGCAGATCTCTCCACGGCTCTCGCCTTTAGCAAGACAACTCAACCCAACAATAGTATTGTCCACAAGGCAGTGCGTCCCAACTCGGATGCTTCACCTTATACGAACATTGGTTGCAATTCATGATATTATCAGAATCTGCAAGAAATTCACGTATAAGATCATTGTCTTCGTTATTGGTCCAATCCACTTTGCTCCAATCTCTTGTTGCCATTTATCTCACCTCCATAAAGGAGCCTGAATTTTTCGCGTTACCCGCGTTCGATGCTCAAAAGCCAGAAGAACTTGCGGTAGAAGTCGTAGTACATCTGGGAGCCGCACGGACATCCCCTTGCACGAAGACTCCTGTAGGACAGTCCTTCCGTTACACCTTTCCGGATGTACGTTTGGAGCGCCGGTTCCATTTTGGCAATGCAGCGGTCAATGAGTTCAATGTGCTGCGAATAGTACGCTCTCAGTGTTCCTTCTCGTGCAGTCGGGTCAGATGGTACGTTGCTCTTTACGATGCCACCCATATCGCCCTCCTGCGCTCGCCAGCCATCCAGCCTCGCCAGTGCCCGTTTCCAGTCGTTGTATTGGAAACAGAAGTTCTTGAGTTCCAGGTATCGATACTTCGGCAGAAAGTAGGGATTCTTTCTGGAGAGTTCCGGTTTCTCGTGTTTCAT